TACTACACGCGAAAATTAAAGTTGCTCCCCAAGTCTGGAACCGCACACTTGTAGGCGAACTGGACCTTCTTGAGGGTCGCGGTGTAGTGGTCTCGAAGACCACATAGGGACTCGTGAAGAACGAGAATGTCGCGGTTCTCCTGAAAAGCTTGGAAGAGGTCGGTTATGACCGTCGTGTACATCTCAATCACCTGCCGGATAGCCCTCTTGCGCTGGTTCGCCTTCTCGTGTTGCTGAATTTTCTTCTTAAATTCATCATCGGTGATGTCACCAATCATAAACTTGATGCGGAGGTCTCGGTTCTCCGTCTGCCGGTCCTGCTCCGTGTATCGAGGGATCAGTGAGTACATGGCGTGAGGGTGCGAGCGGTAAGCATTGACAACTTCCTGCACAACGCCACAACCATTCGTTTGAATCGACTGTCGACCACCAACAAGTTTCAAGATGACGCTCCACTCTGGAAAACCTCCGCATGGAACGTCACCAACTGCACGAGGAAGTGGAGTCCCATGGGCCCGCTGATACTCGTAGTAATGAGGGTTGTGGACCATGTGCGTCTCGACCCGACCCGTCCGCCAACTGAATGCAGTGTGACACTGGGTGCACCACATCTGGTCGCACCCGTTAATCTTGAAAATACCAGCAGCACACGTTGGGCAGTTGCGGGAGTCGCGCGCCAAGAGCTCCGCCGTCGCCACGTTGTTCGGGTTACACGTGTGAGCAGCGTCCTTCTCAGGACCCTTGACCTCGTGACACGTCGGACACGTCCAGTTTTCACATAGACCGCACTTCCAGGCTGTGCTTAGAAAACCCTTGCAGGCGTCATGTGGACAAGCGCGGACAAACGCGCGCTTCTCCATCTCGACATTGCGCCCGACAATCCTTACCCGCATCTGTATCTGTTGCCATTGAGATGTATCAATGTCTATTTGGATAGGAGAAATAACCTTCATCTGAATTGCCACCATCTGTTGACGAAGAATAAAAGCTTCAAACTCGGTCTGGAGGCCGTACCGGACTGCTATGACGGAGGTGGATAGGTTGCGGATTCTGGCCAAATTCTCATTCTCCTCTACCAATTTCACGCGAAGCTGGACTTCATGTTGGGCCAACTGCCGGATCTTCTTCTCGAGCTCGACGTACTGTTGGGTCGCTGGCATCAGACTCCGCTCCCGCTCAAAGAGGAGGTCCTCCCGCCTCCCTTTGTATGTCTTGGTGACGAATTTAGAAGTAAAATTAGACGCGAGGACGTCGCGCGACCACGCCTTGTGGCAGGCCATGCAGTGTGCATCCTCTGTGATGTCTAGCAGGTAGCGCTCGTGGCAGCTGGTACAGGCGACGTAGGGACAGTAGGGACACTCGACCTGTTTGTGGTCGGACCGGTTCAAAAGTTCGGTGCACACCTCGCACCGAGGGGCCATTTGATATTACACACTACTAGGTTTTAAGCCCGCTTCTTGACCGCCTTGATCACTTTTGCGACCTTCTTGGTCTTCTTCACCTCCTCGGGGCCGAAGATGGCGTCGATGCGAGCCTGTCGTATAGGGGCCGACGCGTCCATCTTCTCGTGCCACTCCTGCATTTTCTGAAGCCTCCACTCTGGGAGGCCAGCAGACCGCCACATATTCACGAGCTCGCCCGTATCGGGGGCGCTCGTGAGTTTGCTAAAGTACTTGGTGACCACGTCAGCGTCGTACGAGAGCACAGGCTTGTCCCTCTTTGGAACAGCCAGTGGGTGTTCGTCAATCCACGTCTTGCATCGAACGCGGTACGCCTCGCCCTGTTCGACTGACATCCTCGATGCCATGAACTCGTACGCCATTGGTGGAGTCCATGTGGTCTGACGCTGGGCAGCCACAGCACCCGCCCCCCGGTTCATGGCGTCTACAATCTCACCGACCCGACCAGGGCAGCCACTGGGAATCAGAGGCCGAGGCGCGGACTCGACCCAGTCGGTGACCATGGCTCCATTTCGAAAGGAGCTGACGAAAGTTCGAGCGGTCGGGCAGACCCGAGAGGGAATGGGACGCTTGAAGAGAGGAGCCGCCATGTCTTTGCAATTTAGATTCAAAATTGCAGGGATGGCCTGGCGTGAAGAAGACGCGAATTTTTTATAAGCAGCTTATAGATGTTGAAAATTGTAATTCAAATTATTCATATACTTGTTAGAATATTTATAGTTGCAGCCCCATTTTTGGGAGGTGATTACTTTTTATCAATTCATGCGTTAACTATTCCATTCGTGATGTTGCACTGGGCGACCAATCAGACCGTCTGCGCCTTGACAGAAATGGAAAAGTTAGTATCGGGTAAAAAGGATGATGATACATTTTTTGGGCAAATATTTATACCAATTTACAAAAACGAATCGTTTGTGGGGAGTATTCTCAAGCCTATATACACGGTAAAAGACAAGGACGAAGAAAAGAGACTTGTGTGGATTGGTTTAACTTTTCTGTGGATGATAACACTCTATAAATTACAAGCCACCGACTTTAGTTATCTTCGTGCCGAAGTCGTACGCTTCAAGTCCTTGTTCAGTCCTCCTCCTCAAACTCCTCCTCAATGACGCCCTCGAGAGCCTCAGAGTCAGAGGCGGCATCGTCGTCGTCCTCCATGAGGGCCGCCAGGCGCGCCGCCAGGTTCTGAGGCTTGGCCGGTGTGGACTCCATGACCAGCTCAAAGTCCTCAGACTCGGCCAGGGGGTTGCCGTGAGACTGGCACAGGGCGCAGTCGGAGTGGACCTCGGTGGTCAGCTCGTGCGTGTGCATCGGAGCCTCTGCCTTCTTGGGCTTGGGAGCCTTGACCGGGGCCCCTGGCTCGACCGGCTTGGAGGCGGCCAGGTGGCGCTTGCAGAACACCTCGCCCTTGATGGCACTGAACTTGCACGGCTCCTTCTTGGAGGTGCAGGCGGTGCAGGCCTGCTTCTCAGCCTTGGCCTTGGGCTCCTTCGGAGTCTTCGGGGTCTTTGGAGCCTTGACGACCTCACCGGACTCGCTGGTGACCGTCACCTCCTTGGGCTCGCGCTTCTTGTACTTGCGCGGGACCTTGATGGCCATAGCCGCAGTCTCGAGGTACTTGGTGTTCAGCTCCTCAAAGTTGAGGTTGTAGTCGGCGCAAATGCGCTCGACGAAGAGGCGGTCGCGCTCGGCAACCAGGGCATCGACAGCGTTGGCGAAGACGGAGGCCATTTCTTTTGACTTGGTGTATGAAAGCTTGAGGTGTTTAAGTGCGGCTCGGACACGACACGAACTTTGGAGGTCGGGTAGCTGAGACTCTTTTGAGTTGTTTGTGTTGTCCAAACCCTAAACCTGGCGTGGGGAGGACACGAATTTTTGCGTTTCAGATCAGCACTTGCCTCCTGTCGGAACATCAATGTAGCCATCCATATTCACCCAGTTATTGTACGCCCGCGGCCAGACCACGTTGTAGTCGCCCCCGCTGTCGTACAAAAACCCAGAAACGCGAGGAGAAAGCAAAAGCGCAGCAAGCACAAGGGCGACGAGGAGAGTCCAGACGGTGAGCTTCATCTTATTATTACCGAGTAAATTTATCTTCACGGACCCAGACGTTACAGACGTATTTGGTTCCTGACGAGATGGGGAGACCCGCATGAAGCGCCTTGGGGTGGCACTTGTCGCAGTCCCGTGCCAGTGGTCTGAAGAATATAGCAGACCCTGGATCCGCCTTGAGTTTCAGGTCACCGTGGTCTGGGAAGTGCGTCTCTCCGTCTGTGAATTCTGAGTTCAAATAGACGAGCAGGGTCGCCACACGCTGACCACCCTCCTCTCCAAACCCTCTACATCCATCAGAGTCGTCGCAGCACGAGTCGTGATGGGTTCTATAGTACGTCCCGGGTTCGTACCGGACAACCTGGAGATTCTCGCAGTTTTCAAATGGTTTTCCAGTCATTTCGAGAACCTTATCAAATACCTTTCGAGCGACAGGGTCCGTCTTGTCGATCCAGGCAGTCTCGCTGGTCCGTGATGCGTCCGGAGCCGCCGTCCCAACTACGGCGCTCCTTGTAAACATGGGGGTCGCTTTGTCTATGAGATATTTGCATTCATCGAGGGACAGAATAGAGTTCACGATGACCGGTGGGTCCCACTCTGCGGTGACGTCAGCAAACCCTCTCCCTTTTATGCGACCCGTGAGCAGCAACACGATGCACACGATGACGACGAGGACCGCGAGGAGGACCAGAATGGTTTCCATCTACCATATTACTTGATTTTTTTCAGGACCGACTCGACCTTCTTGGCGTTCTTGCGAGCCGCCTTGAGGTTCTTGAGGACGACGTTGCGCAGGAGGGGCTGCGCAGCCTTCCTGGCGTTCGCCAGGCTCGTGTTTCTTTTGGAGATGCGCAGGAGTTCCAAGACCCGCTCGGCGTTCTTCGCACCCTTCTCCTTTGCACTCCCGGTAAGAGGGTTGCGCTTTGCAATGAGGCCCCTGTGGAGGAAGGAACCAGACAGGAGGGCCATGGAGTCTTTGAGCTGGTACTTGAGGCGTTGGAGAGGGACTCCTGTCTTGTACGACAAAGGCAGGTCGAGCATTTCTCTACGCGAGCCAGGATAGACAGCCAGGGCCGTGTCGACCAGGTCGGTCACCTCATCCTTGCCAGTGACAATCTGGTACGTGATCACCTGGTAAACCTTGCGACCCGTCCCAGGAACCTGGATGCGAGGAGCGTCAAACTTGGAGCGAGTGTAGCGGTTCACCTTGAGGCGGGCGTTGATGCCCTGGTACTCGCGGTTCAGATACCGGATGAACCCCGTGAGGTGTTCGGTCATAATCTTTTGCATGAGGAAGACGTACGATGCGACCCTCTTCTCAGATTGGAGTTGACGGGGAACCGCAAAAGTAAAGTCAAAGTCCGTTGTCCTCCTGATTTTTGGAGGTAAATTGCGCTTCTTGCTCTGGAGGTACATGCGGACGGCCATCCCCCCTGTGCAGAAGATTGTCAGACCACCGCCATAGGGCCGCACAAGCTTCCTGGTCCCCTTGCAGTATTCCATGAAGATCTGAGGAAGAGCCCGCTTGAAGGACCGCTGGGTGACTAAGGGCGCAGGTCCTGATGCGCGTTCGATGCTCTGGTGGGCGTTGTTGAGCATAATCTCAGAATGAAACGAGCCTCCATGGTAAATACTCGGCTTCTTGGGGGCGTAATATCCGTCGTAGCCCTCGGGGATAAGAAACTCGCGCGTCAGCTTCGCAAAGACAGCACGGTTCAGGTCCTTGTAGCTCAGCCTCTGACCCTTGCGTGCGTCGTGCACATTTGGGAGCTTGCCTGCGTTCTTGCCCATGAGGATCTTGGCCGCCAAGGCTTGCTCTCCGATAGTCACACCAGTACCTAGGACGACCCGGAGGAGTCCCTTGGTCGCACGATCGATGGGGTACCCGCTCTTGAGCAATTTCTCTATGTTTGCATGGGTCAGATCGAAGAGGCGGAGGGTCCGCTTGACCCTGTACTGACACAGGTTCCCATAGTTCTTGGCCGTCCGGGGACTCTCAGTCAGGTAGAAGAACCGCGAGTCGTGGAGCAACACCTTGCACGAAAGATTCTCGAGTCCTTTGAAGAGAATCTTTCCTGAAGGCAAAATCGTTTCCGAGAAGCCCATCTAATTTTAGGAGAGAATTTAAACCACATCAATCTTGGCCATTCCGCTTGTCCCTGTGAGAATCTTGAAACTCAGACCTGTTTCGTGTGTGAAATCCGTCATGGCGCGCATGCAATCCGACCCTGGAGCACAGTCGTGAGCTAAAATCACGCCGCCCTTTTTCATTTTAGGAAGGACGTTTCGGAAATCGCCAAGAGCGCCCTCGTACGAGTGGTCTCCATCGACGAACGCTAGGTCGATGCTTTGGTCGGCGTGAATGGAAACAGTCTTGAGAGAGTTGCCGGTGATGGGGATGACGCGGTTTTGCAAAGAGTTGTCACTGACGCATTTGTAGAATTCGAAAAAACACTCCGACGGGCACTCCTCCGGAACTATGTTCGACGTGAGGGCCCAGATGTCGTGGCACCACACGGTCGCTGTCGAGTTCATGGCGACCAGATGGGCCGAGACGCCCATGAAGGTTCCTGTCTCGATATATTTTGCTCCATCCGGGAGGGCTTTGGCGTGTGAAATGAGGTTCTCACAGTCCGCCTTGTTCAAGAAACCTTTGATATTTTTGTAATATGCATACATGTAACCTTCACCACCAACTCCGAATGTGACGGCAGTCAAAGACATTATATATTTAAAAGGGTGGATGCCTTTAAATATACGATGAAGACGCTCGTATGCATCACGGCCCAGGTTCGGAACGGGAACCTCACCTGGCCAACCTTCAAAAAGCACGTTGTGGATGCCCTCGGGGCTGACCTGGCCCTCTGTATCGGAGACTCGCGACCTCGGACCCTCGGACAGCTCATCGAGGGGGGTACCGCCGACGAAACTAGTGGATACTTCACCGAGGCAAAGCATATCTGGAGGTTCGACGAACCAACGGACTGGTCCGAGGCCTATGACCTCATGTCCAAGGATTGGAGGATGTTCGCCTCGATCCCCGGAGGCTGGCTCGGACCGGCCAAGCTTCCGGTTCGGCACGGAAACTCCGGAGGCATAGTCCTTTTTTTTCGATGGTTCCTTCTGCAAAAACTCATAGAGAAGAACCTCCTCGAAGAATACGATCAGATTATTGTCACCCGATCGGACTATTTCTGGGTCAAGGATCACCCGGCCCTTGACCTGGACCGCGCATGGATCCCCAATGGAGAGCTCCACTGTGGCGTCTGCGACCGACACATCGTCGTCCCGTCCAAGATGGCCAGCGAGTTCCTCGGAATCGGTGGGTCCATCAGTGCCGAACAATACCGACCTATGATCAATTTTTACAATGAATTGAACGCGAAGGGTTTCCGAGGAGACTGGGTTCTCAATTCAGAGAGTTACCACTGGTTCCGATTCCTCAACGCAGGCCTCGAAAAGAAACTCGGGTTCTTCCCTCAAAAGATGTACACCGTCTCAATCGCTCCCCCAGGTTCTGTCGAACCTGTTATCGTCCGATATGATAACGAAAAAAATGAATCAGAAAAAGATGGCGGTGAGCTCATCACGTGGCCCTACACCCTCGACCACAGGTATATGACGCAAGGGATGTTTACTGGACGCGTTCTAAGTATAAAAGAATAAGTCTTTTCAATATAAATGCTCGTTGATACATTCATGTTCTACAACGAGCTGGCGGTGCTCGAGCTCCGCCTGAACCTCCTGGACCGGTACGTCGATCGTTTCGTACTCGTCGAGTCGGAAGTAAATCACGCAGGTGGCCCTAAACCCCTCTACTTTCAGGAAAATAAGGAGCGCTTCGCCAAGTGGCTTCCTAAGATTCACCACATCGTGATGACGGCCGAGGAGGCCCCAAAGGACAAGGACCCATGGGCTCGCGAAAAGTACCAGCGCCACTGCATCCTGCGCGGGTGCGAAGGCGTGGGACCCGAGGCCATCGTCATGGTCAGTGACGTCGACGAGATCCCGGACCTCACAAAAGTGCCCTTTGAGAAACTCCCTCATATCGTCAATTCGGTCCACATGTGGATGTTCGAGTACTCTCTCGACTACGAGTTTACTGGAGAGCCGTGGTTCGGGACGGTCATCACGAATTACGAACTCTTCAAGCGCTCCGGGCCCAACTATTTTCGGGACAACCGCTGGAAGTTCCCAGTCTTTCAGCACGCCGGCTGGCATCTCTCGAGCTTCGGGGACGCACAGCACGTCTGGAACAAGATTCAGACTTATGCACACGCACACGACGCGAAACATCAGAATATGTCGTACGAGGACTTTAGGGCCTGGGTTGAGAGTGGGGTCCACTCAGATGGTCACACCCAGCTCATTCCCAGACATTCGAGCATTCCCCTCCCTGGATCCCCTGAACTTTTGATCCAACTTGGTCTCTTAAAGGCGTGATCAATTTATATTCAAAATGCGCATCTCGGCAGTTATGATTGGTCGAAATGACAACTACGGCGGTCGGCTGAACGAGAGGGCCAACTATTGCTTCAACACGATGCTCGACACGTTCGACGAGGTCATCTATGTCGACTGGAACACGGACGGTGAGCGGATCCTCACGGACGAGCTTGACATCCGCGTCAACCCCGAACGTCTCAAGATTATCACAGTGACGCCCCAGATGTGCAGCGATATCATGGGGATCGAAGACTACAAGCGGAGCGAAAAGTGCTGTCACGTTTTGGCGAAAAATATTGGTATTCGTCGAGCGACCGGAGATGTGATCGTTTCGACAAATATCGATATTATTCCGCCGAACCGGGAGTATCTGGATATTTTCCTAAATAACCTGAAGCCGGATGAGCTCGTCACGTTCGCCAAACACGACGTGGACGTTGACCAGCTCCACAAGATTTTCGAGCAGACAAAGTCTTACACAGAACTGCGGGACCTCCTCCCTCTGCAGTATGGGGTCAACCCAATCTCTGCCCGTCTCATTATCCCCTGTTTATCCATGGATAAACGGACCATCGACACTCTGCCTCTGAACGCCCACCACACCGCCTCAAGCATCATCTGCGCCTGTGGCGACTTTCAGGTGGCCCACAAGGAACTTTGGTTCAAAATTAGAGGGTTCGAGGAGAGTATGATCAAGCGCCTCTACGTGGACTCGATCGTACAATACAAGGCGATCCTAGAGGGTGCGACCGTCCGGGCGACCAACTTCCCGCCGGTGTATCACCTCGAACACGCACGAAACAACGCGCCTGACCTTCTGAACCAGGAGATTCCACCGGGCCTTGGATCGAACCCCGAGACGTGGGGGTTCTCAAGCGTCAATCTCCCTCTGGTATTCTACAAAAGCGGCCCATGATTTTTCAGAAATGTACTTTTTGATGTTCAGGGGCTCAGTCACAAGTGTGTGAGTATTTAGGTAACCTATAATTTCATTCTTAAAATCAGTCACTAGGTTGTGTTCGTTGCGAGCCTGATAGACGCTCGCCTTCCCGTACACCACCTTGTGTCCTAGGGCCTCTACATAGTAGGCGGCCCAGATGTCCTGCATGCGTAGGGTCTCCGGCCATAGGAAGTAGTCGCGGATCACTCCCCGAGACAGAAAAGTGTTCTGGCTATTGAAGGGGCTCAGAGCCGTCGTGGCGATAGGGAAGTTGGTCGGATCAAATGTGCACTCCGGGGCGTGCTCGCACCGGCACACCGCATCAATGTCCGGATCGCCGTTCCAAAAGTCGGCCTGAATTGCCGGAGTGACGACTCCCTCCTCCTTTGTCCACTCGTGGCGGCCGTTCAGCCAGGGCATGGGATACCCTCGGTGCCAGATGTTCTTGTACTCTGTGGCCGACACGGGGTCAAACACCAGAGGGTGCTTCGTCGGAGTGTAGATGGTGCACTTTGTCGGCTTGCCAATCATGAGGTTCTGACCCCATCCCTCGAGTGGAATGTTGTCATCGTCGACCAGAGCCACCACCTCCGCTCCGAGCTTGTAGGCGTGAAGAACAGAGATGTTGCGACGCTCCATGCAGTTCCAGCCGATCGCATCACTCAGACGAGGGTAGAGCCGTTCCTGCTCAGCCGGATCGAGATATATGATATTTTCCATTTTTCGATACGAGTCGTGAGGCGTCTTGAGGTCCCCGGCGACGATCAGCGTCCAGTCGCTCATGGCTGCATACTTGCGCAAAGCCTCCGAAGGCTCGTAAATGGTTGTGGTCGCGATGCACTTCATACATTTAACATCTCGCGCTGTCCTTATGTTCTATAAACCAGTCTACGGACTTTTGGATGCCCTCCTTGAGAGGGATGAAGACGATTCCGTGTGGAAGGTCGTCCGAGGCGACCGTCTTTTTGAGGTGGCCGTTTGGAAGTGCTGGGTCGTACTCGATGGGACCGGCGAACCCGAACGCATCGACGATCGCCCGAACCACATCGCTGATGGCAACCTCGCAGTCCGGAGGGCACCCAGATACAGGTCGCGAGTAGTTTGTGTAATCCTTGAAGGCCCAGTGGATGATTCTCGCCAGGTCATCGCTGTAGACAAACTGGCGCAAGGGCGTGCCGTCTCCGGCAACCTTCAGAGGGGTCCCGTCCTTCTTCGCCGCCCAGCACTTGTGGATGAGCGCCGGGACCACATGTGCGTCGATGAGGTTGTAGTTGTCGCCCGGGCCATAGATGTTCGGAGGGACCACACAGAAGTACTCTCTACCGTATGCTTGATTGTACGTCCGACACTGAACCTCCATCAGACGCTTTGCGTGGGCGTACCCTTCGTTGCTCGAGTGGGGCGGTCCCGCGTGAATCATATCCATAGTGATCGGGTAGGCCGGTGCAGGGTCTGGGAAGATGCACGTCGACAAGCAGCACACAATTCGCTGAACGTTGAACTCGTGGCACGTCTTGATGACGTTCAAATTTATAATCAAATTGTCTTCGACCATCTCGACAGGCTTGTGCTTGTGCTTGAAGATGCCACCAACATTCGCCGCAAGGTGGATAACCCCGTCAATAGGGGCGTGCTTTGCAAACATCGCACGAACCTGTTCAAGGTCTTTGAGGTCCGCATCTTTCGATGAAACGGGGATCCACTCGATGGACTCGTCACAAATTGAACAGAGGGCCCGGCCGACAAGACCTGTTCCTCCAGTCACGAGAACACGCATTGTATTTTATACATGTTTTGTCTTTATTCGAACGTAGTTTAAATAAAAGGCTTGAACTATTTCTTATCAATGCGCGTTCTCGTCACGGGAGGCGCCGGCTTCGTCGGACGGCACTTTTGCAATGCTCTCACGGCCCGGGGCGACATCGTCACCTGTGTAGACTCGCTCGTATCGGAGAGCGCGAAGCATCCCGAGACGTGGGCCAGTCCAAGTTTAGTTTTCATAAAGGATGACTGTCGCAACTTTTTCAAAACAGATGCGAGTCAGTGGGACCTCATAATCCACTTGGCGGCCGTCGTGGGAGGGCGCGCCAACATGGAGCAATTCCCCATGGCTGTTGCGGAGGACCTGGCCATCGACGCCTCGTTCTTCGTTTGGGTCACGAAAAATAAGCAAAATATCGACCACGTCATTTATTTTAGCTCGAGTGCAGCCTATCCCATCGAGTTCCAAAACAACAACGACCAAAAGCGTCGGCTCGAGGAGCCAATGATAGACTTCCAGACGCTCGGAATGCCCGACCTGACCTACGGCTGGGCAAAGCTGACCGGGGAGTACCTGGCGCGAGTAACGGCCGAAAAGTACGGCGTCAAGATTGCGTGCTACAGACCGTTTTCAGGCTATGGCGAGGACCAAGATGAGGTCTATCCGTTCATAGGCATCCTGAAGCGCGTTCTGGCAAAGGAAAATCCTGTACAGATTTGGAGCGATTCTGTACGCGACTTTGTTCATATCGATGACATCGTCAAAGGAGTCCTCGAGACGTACCCGAAGATTACGGACGGCCGGGGCGTCAACCTCGGCTCTGGGAAGGCCACCTCATTTTCTGAGCTGGTCGAGACCATGTGCCGCGTCTCCGGACATGACGCGACCATCCAGGTCCTGGACGACCAACCCAAGGGAGTCTTCTGGCGCGTCGCCAACCCCGCCGTGGCCGAAGCCCTTGGTTTCAAACCATCGACAACACTTGAAGAAGGAATTCTAAAGGCGATCGACCGGCGTCTCAACTAGGATCCATTGAAGTTCGGCACCATCTGTCCCCGGGCCCGTCCCCATAAACCGCGACTTGAGCTTCAGGAGTTTCTTAATTTCATCCAAAAATAGATACTGAAAAAAAATCTTCTTCTCCTTCTTATTTTCAAATGGACCATTCTTGTCTAGAAGACCCTGACAGACCGGCCATGTTGTCTCCCGTAAGGTTTGTAATTCTAATTCTAAATTGGTGATGCGTTCGAGAAGGTGCTTGTGAAACTCATCCATATTCTCATAGTGATCGAAGGGTTTAACTGGACCCCTTGCAGTCATAGTTGACGCAAATTGCAGCCCCGAGAGCAAACAGGATACCGAGCCACTGGATCCAGTGGGTGAATTTCTCTCCAAAAAACAGGTAGGCCGTGATGGCTCCACCGACCACAATCATCGCCTCCCACATGATGCACGTCCACATCATCGTAGAAGACGACAGTGTCTTGATCAAGAATGCGAGTGTTAACGCCCACGCCAGGAGACCCAGACATAGGTGGTGGTTCTTCCCGTTGGTCGAATACCACTTGAGGTGCGCATTTCCAAAAAGTTCAGATATTGTCATGCCCAAGACCCACAAAAGGCTCATCTAAAGTCTATGGACATTTTCTTTTCAATGTTGGCATTCCTTGCCTCGTGGTACTCGTGGTTTACAGACTGGTCGAACCCCCTGAGTCGCAGGGGTCGGGAGGTCGTCCTTCGGATCATACACACCCTCGATTTCCGAGTCGCCTTTCTAAATTACCAGTTAAGGCGAATGTTTGTGAATTAGCCATGAAGGCTGCACTCATTACAGGAGTGACTGGACAGGATGGCAGTTACCTTGCAGAGTTTCTCCTCTCAAAAGACTATGAAGTCTTTGGTCTCGCCCGATACTGCTCCGAGAGAAAACACGAGCGCATCGATCATCTCAAGTCGAACACCAGATTTCACCTCGTCGAAGGCGATCTGACCGATACGGCCCGGATCAATTCAATCATAAATTCGTTTGAAAACTATGAACTCGTCGAGGTGTACAACCTCGGAGCCCAGTCGCACGTCAAGGTGTCGTTCGGACAGCCCGAGTACACCGCAAATGTGGACGCCCTGGGGACCCTGCGCATGCTCGAGGCTATTCATCAAAGCAATTTTAAATCAAAATTCAAGTTTTACCAGGCTGGGACATCCGAGATGTTCGGGAAGGTTCAGAATCCTGTCCAGAACGAGTCCACCCCATTTTACCCACGAAGCCCCTACGGCGTCTCCAAGCTCTTTGGGTACTGGATCACCAAGAACTACCGCGAGTCGTACAATATGTTCGCCTGTACGGGCATCCTGTTCAACCACGAGTCCGAACGGCGTGGCTCGGAGTTTGTGACGCGCAAGATTACCCTCGGGTTGGCCGACTGGCGGCGGACCCACAAGCCCATCGAGCTAGGGAACTTGGACGCCAAGCGCGACTGGGGGCACGCCAAGGACTACGTGGAGGCCATGTGGCTGATGCTCCAACAGCCTTTTGCGGACGACTTTGTCATTGGCACTGGTGAGACTCACAGCATACGCGAGTTTATCGAGATTGCGTTCAAGGAACTCGATGGTTTGATTGTTTGGGAAGGACGTGGAGAAGATGAGGTTGGAATTTCTAAAGAGACTAGAGAAATTGTCGTAAAGATTAACCCGGAGTTTTACCGTCCGGCCGAAGTCGATATGCTCATCGCAGATGCATCAAAGGCGCGCGAGGTTCTTGGATGGACTCCAAAGATTTCATTCGAGGACTTAGTTAAACAGATGACCCACAACGATATTAATGGTTAGAGCGTTGTTCATCGGTCCACGCCTTCTTGCCGGCATAGGCCAGGTGACCAACCGGTATGCAGAGCTCATGAGATCCCAGGGGCACGAGGCGGAGTACTGTGAGTTTGGAAACCCGCCAAAGAATCAATCATATGATGCAGGGTTTGCTTTCGTCCTGCCATCCCAGGATCAACTCACTCTCGTCGACCAGTACGCCGGCATATGCACCAAGATGACCTATATGACAATCTGCGAGACTGAGACTGTCAATCCGGTCTATGGAATTCTCGCCCGGTACAAGACCCTATATGTCGCGTCAGAGTTCTGTAAAGAAGTATTCGAGCGCCAGTTTCCAGATGTGGAGTGGAAAGTCCTTCGGCTCTTCTCCTATGAAAAACCACACAAGGCGCCCGTGGAGACAACCCCCTACACCTTCTACACCATCGGAAACATTGCGGACCCGCGCAAAAACATCAACGGCCTCATTCGCGCCTTCCAGGAATGCAATTTTGGATCGGCAGCACGCCTCGTCCTCAAGGCGACCTGCGTCCAACCTATCCAGCTGCAGATACCGAATGTAGTTATTATCAACGGCCTTCTTTCCGACGAAGACATCGACCGTATCCACGGGTCCTGCCACTGTTACGTCAACTGCTCCCACTCCGAGGGGGTCGGAATGGGGGCCGTAGAGGCTGCGATGATGTCCAAACCCGTCATAATATCTGACTACGGGGGACTCAAGGAATACGTCAAGACGCCCTGGGTCGTCAAGTGCACAAAGGGGCCGATCGGTTTTGATGATTTTCTATTTACAAAGGACCTCGAGTGGGGGCACCCGTCCCATGAGGATCTCGTTCGATGCCTCAAGGACTGTTTCGAACAACGCGTCACGTCATGGAATCACACGTGGACGCGGGCAATTATGCAATCCCTGCGTTGCTCGCTAGGGGCTGTCCTTGGTTCAGACGAGCCACGTTGACGGCCATGGCATTCTTCAGCTTGTTCAGGCCGTTCTTCGCGTTCTGGGCCGCCTTGATCGCCGCAGCAGCCTCTGCCGCATCCGCCGCAGCGTTGAAACTGTTCGAAACAGCCTTGAGGCCAATGTTATTGGTCTTGCGTGCGACACCACGGAAGCCGTTCGCGGCCGCGGTGTAGCTCGAGTTCATCTTCGCCAGGTTCTGGGAGACGTTCTGCCCGGTGTTGGCCGCGGCCTGGGCGTTTGCGCCAGTGTTCAACTTCTTCATGGCATTGTTCGCCTGAACAATCGCAGCGTTGGTGGTTGCCATACTTGCTAGGGACGGAGAAAAAAGGGCCCTACCACTTCACCGCTCCATCCAGAGTATCAGGATTTCCACCACCCTCTGCGGACGACGCAACCCAGTAGTGCGACCCGTACGTTACAAGCACCACTATGATCGACGAGGCGAGCAAAAAGTCCTTCTGGGAGTTGAGGAAGAGGACAATGTCATCCACGACCTGGATCTTCGTGGGCTTCTTTATCAGACGAGGGACAAGGTAGACGAGAAGGAAGTTGATGACCAGTGCGGCAAACACGTAATTCCAATTGAAGCTGTGCATTCTACTACAAGTGTTCTATATTTTATTCACCACCTGATGCTTGCTGCAGAACCCGTCACAGGTCGCCTTGAAGGGGCACTGCTTGCCCGCAAGAGTCTTCGCCTTGCACCGGAAGGCTTCCGGTGGCATGACTCTGCCCTTCTTGGCGCCTGCGGTCGCTGTAGCCACCGTCTCTTGGGGCTTGGGCTGCTTCGTCGTCATCAAGGTCTTGTGCCTTTTAGCATCCAACTCGAGACTGAGTTCTCGTGATCGCAGAAGCGTGTCCGCAAGTTTCTCGGGCATGGGGTGGCGCCGTGCGACCGCATCGTCGTAGAACTTTTGCCAAAGCTCGTTGCCCTTGCCCTTGGGAGGCTGTGCAAGCTGCTTGGCGGCGCTCGCAACAGTGGCGGGCCGAGTCCGACCCTCACCGACCGGGCCGACCGGTGTGCGCCACTGGCTGTAGGTCGGGCGAAGCTTCTGGAGATCCATGTTTGTTTTGAGGTGAGACCCCAAGAACCTGACTCGGATAGGACACGTTTTTTTCGGGCAGCCAAGCCTGTTAAAAGTAAACGCGTTCTTCAGGGTCAAACTAATTTCAATCCTAAATGTATATGACTTTCACTCTCGAACACCCGGATGTAGGCCTTTACTGGTCAACTGGAATCTTCAACCGCGTCCAACTCGGCACCGTGCCCAGCACATACGTCCTCGAGGGATCTTATATTAAGAACGTTGCGACTGGCATGTATGTCAACCACCGGTCCGAGATCCTCCACGAGGGCGTAGAGCCCAAGGAGTTTTCTTTCGGAACAGATGGCGTCATTTCCTCCGAGGGGAAGACCATCGGTGCCGGTCAGTTCCTGATCCTCGGCACCGGTGCCGTCGCGTGGATCAAGAAGGAGGACGTGCCCGTTTCCCGCGCATCGGCCCTCATCGAGGAGGCGCTGAAGCCCGAGGTGCCCGAGGTGCCCGAGGTGCCCGAGGTGCCCGAGGTGCCCGAGGTGCCCGAGGTGCCCGAGGTGCCCGAGGTGCCCGAGGTGCCCGAGGTGCCCGAGGTGCCCGAGGTGCCCGAGGTGCCCGAGGTG